GCATGGTGACCACATGATGAAGAATGTATATCCGACTCTAGGTTGGATTGACTGTTTCATGGTTGTGTATTACTTCTTATGTGGCAAAGACTATTCTGTGAATCCAAATATGGTTGACACACACAATCATTCTCCAGGTTTCGATTATGATTCTTTCATAAGTAAACAACCGAAAGAGATTCAGATTATTAATAATTATAAGAGGTTTTATTTTAATGAGTGATATTACTATTGTTACGGCATTCTTTGACATTGGACGTGGTACATGGACACCAGATAAAGGTTTCCCACACTACATCGAACGTACAACAGATACGTACTTTGAACGATTTGGCAACTTGGCCAAACTTGAGAATGAAATGGTTGTGTATACAACCGAAGACTTGAAGCAACGTGTTCTCGACCTACGTGGTGACAGAAAGACCACTGTTGTTACATTGGACTTCAAGAACTCCTTTAATGCATTGCGTCACAAGATTCAGACAGTTCAAAACCTACCTGAATTCCAAGCACGTATCAATCCATCACAAGTCAAGAGTCCTGAATACTGGAATGCAAACTATGTGTTGGTGAACCTGTTGAAATCATCTATGGTGCATAAGGCAATCACAGACGGTTTGATTAACACTGATATGGTTGCATGGATTGACTTTGGTTACTGTCGTACACCAGAAGATGCAGGCAAATTCCCTAAGTGGTCCTACAATTTCGACCAAGAGAAGATTCACTTCTTCAACCTGAAACTGTTTAGTCAAGGTAATACCATCGAAGAAACAATCTTCAATAACCACGTTTACGTGACAGGTCCACACTTCGTTGCCCACAAGAAGAATTGGCCTAAACTAGATACTATGATACAATATCATACTGACATGTTGTTATTGAACAATTTGATTGACGATGACCAGACACTTATGTTGATGGCTTCTTTGGGTAATCCAGATTTGTTTGAGACACACATGATTTCGGATAGTGACTGGTTCTGCATTTTTAGGGATTATAATGAAGGTTTATCTTAATTCTACCGCCAACTTTGGTGACTTTTTAAAGGGTGTGCCCGTAATTTCGGGCATCTATAAGGCTAACGGTTCTAAACCACTCACCTTGATTATCAAAGCTGCGATGCGTAAATTCAAAGGCATCAAGAAGTTTTTGATGTATCAAGAGATTTGTGATGAGGTCTTGTTTGACGATGAGACTTTCTTACTTGGTGACATTAAGGTGTTGTCTAGTTGGTACAGAGAAGACAAGAACAACCCAAATCGACCTACTGAAACCTGTCGTTACGAGAACTTCTTCCGCGATATGCATCCTGGATTTGAGTTTGAAGTTGACGACAAGTTTGTAATCAAATTCCCAGATTTCGGTTTTGAAGTCTCTGACAATTACTATGTTGGTGACCGTTGGAATGTGGGTGACATTGATGACCGCAGAGAAACCAATATCTTGTCACACCTAGACACGTTTGAATTCATCGACTACAACAATGACATTTTGACCAACTGTTACATCATCAAAAACTCCAAGAAACCGTTTATCACGAATTTCACTGGTGTCGGTATGATGGCAGACCTGTTAGACAAAGAATGTCTCGTGGTCTGGAAAGCAGAAGATTGGAAACCAGAGTACCGTGTTGGTGATGATGTGTCTTGGGACAATGGTAAAAACATTCAACAAGTCTTCGAAAAACACTTCTATGGTGACCGCAAGGCAAAACTCGTACATGCAAAGGACTTGGAGAAGTACCTATGATTATCAACATCGAACGTGGTGTTTTTGGTGGTCCTTGCAGGAACGGTGACCTGATTGGTGTTATCAACGTCATTCAACACTTGAGACAACAACGACCTGGAATCATGTTCTACATGGCTCCAGGTTCGATTGATGGTGCTGATTACTGTCAGAAGTTCTACGAATTCTTGGTACAGAATACAGATTTCTTCTCACGAGAACCAGGTCAACAAACGTTGGCATGGAAGAATGTCAATCTCTGGGACTTCCGTGATATTATTGGTGATAACGTTTTGATTCCAAACGAGACACCAATGAAGAAGAAGATTTGTGTGTTTCCTGTACTGGATGCACCATACAATACTTACAGAAACTGGCCAACGGAAGTCTTTCAGAAGATTCTCGACCAGTATTCCAGTGAAGAATACGATGGATACGAACGACTTGTATGCATCAAATCGTTGCCTGAGAATATCAATCTAGGCAAATTTACATGCAGCACAGACTTCATGGAGAACATCCAGAACATTCTGGAGTGTGAAATCTTCATTGGTGGTGACACTGGTACATCACATTTCGCATGGGCACTTGAACGTGGACCTAAGGAATTGATATACTACAACTCCAGCCGTGGACTAATTCACACAATGCCTTTCTATCTCATTGCAGGCAAAGGCAAAACTAGAACGTACTACCTCAACTTTGACGGTTCTACATTCTAAAAGATATATAAATATATCATCGGCAACCAAAGTGCGTTGCAATTCTAAGGTAAATTCAATGAAAACATTTAGTTCTTTCTTAAAGGAAGAAGCCACAGAAGGCGAGAAACTGAAGCATATCCATCATGCTGAAGACCGTCCTTTGATGCATGGTGCATCAGGTTTCGAACATGCTCACGGTGCTCTTATGCAAGCACACGAACACATGAAGGCCAAGGCCAAGAGTTCTAACTTGACCATGAAATATGATGGTTCTCCATCCATCGTATTCGGTCATCACCCTAAAACTGGTAAATTCTTTGTTGCATCCAAGTCTGCGTTCAACAAGAATCCAAAGATTAATTACACACATAAAGATATTGAACGAAACCACGGTCACGCACCAGGTCTCGTTTCTAAATTGAAAGCTGCGTTGACACACTTACCAAAAGTTGCACCAAAACATGGTGTATATCAAGGTGACGTAATGCACACTAGGGAAGACCACAAATGAGCAAGTCAGTATCGTTCACACCAAATACAATCACATACACCGCTCACGGTGACGAAGCCAAGAAGGTAAAACGTTCACACATCGGTGTTGCGGTTCACACCAAATACCACGGTGACGACCTGAGTTCCATGTCGGCACACCACCATGTGGACCACGAGAACTTCAAAGAACATCCAGACGTTCATCACCACACTGCGGAACACGACACTGCACATGTTCACTATCCAGACCATGCACAGGAAGAGTTTCATAAACACATGAATGCCGCAAAACACATCCACGACACACACGGTTCAAAGATGTATGCTGCAACCGCAAAACACCAAGGTGAACACACTCACCTAACTACTTACATCAACAAAACTGTTGATACAGGTGAAGTTCCACATGCTGCAGGTTTGCAACATCACATCAAAGGTGTGTATGAAAAGGCTGCATCAAAGTTGAAGACTGAAAAGGGTCGAGCTGCTAAACATGCAGAAGCCAAAGAACACATCTCACATATTGAGAAACATAAATCCCAATATGAACACTTGTTGACAATGCATCACCATTTGCAACAGGCGAAGAATGTTCTAGTGAGACACCTAGAGTCACATGAAGGAAAGTATGAACACCATATCAATGGTCAGAAATCCAAACCAGAAGGTTTCGTTGTTAATCACACACATGAAGGTAAGACCGAACCAACAAAATTGGTTAATCGTTCCGAATTCGCAAAACAAAATAGACTTAAAGTAAGAAAATGAAATCCTTTTTAGATTTGGTTCAGGAAGATAAGTCATCCGAAAAGCATCATGTGATGACTTTCGGTCGTATGAATCCACCTACTACCGGACACTTAAAATTAATTGATAAGGTCAAAGAGATTGCACATAAACAAGGTGCAACTCATTCCGTGGTTACATCTCATTCACAGGATTCCAAAAAGAATCCTTTGTCTGCTGAACAAAAACTGAAACACTTGAAGCGTTACTCTCCAGGTACACACTTTGAGGCATCGTCCAAAGAACATCCAACATTCTTGCATCACGCAGCTAAACTACACAAACAAGGTGTGACGCACCTTCACATGGTGGTTGGTTCTGACCGTGTGCATGAAATGAAGGAGAAGTTGCACAAGTACAATGGTACACACCAAGGTGCATTGTATAACTTCAAGAAAATTACCGTACATTCTGCTGGTCACCGTGACCCTGATGCAGAAGGTACTACTGGTATGTCTGGCACCAAGATGCGTGAACATGCCAAGAACAAGGACGTTCACTCCTTTAAACAAGGTGTACCTAGTCATGTGTCAGACACCCATGCAAAAGAATTGATGCACGATACACGTAAGGGCATGGGTCTACACGAATCCACTCAACGTGGTTTGTTCAAGGCAATCTTTGTAACAGGTGGTCCAGGTTCAGGCAAAGACATTATCATCCGTGAATGTATTGCTGAGTCTCGTGCTGTTGAATTGAATACTATTCAAGCAGTTGACTACTTGGGTGACAAACAAAAACTGTCTGAAAAGACTGGAGACTTCCGTAGAGAAGCAATCCGCAATCGTGGTCCTTTGATTATCAATGGACCTGCCGATGACCACACACGAATCTTGTCCATCAAGGAAGAACTTGAGGAATTGGGTTACGAGACAATGATGGTGTTCGTTAAGACAACTAACGAAGCCAGCAAAGAACGTAACGAAAAATTGACAAAGATGATTTCTGAATCCGTACGTCAACAGAAATGGGAAACTGCACAGAACAATGAACGCTGGTTTAATGAACAGTTCTCATGGTTCAAACCATTTGACAACACTGGTTCTTTTGACGCTATCGAGGAAAGTGTCACCAGAACTTACGGATACATCACCAAATTCATTGAAACGAAGTCGTACAATGATGTGGCTTTCTCCTGGTTGGAAAACCATGGAAAGTTAAATATTAACGAAACTTTTAAATATTATTTTAAGGAACAAAATGCTAGACAAGATTCTAAATCTATTCAAAAACTTAATGTCAAAGGACAGTACACCGACTACCTCCGCGCCGCCGGTCCAGGAGACCTTGACCAAGACGCCAGACCCAGTGGAAAGCCAGACGACATCAAAGACAACGGTCCGAAAAAAACGAGCGGGTACAACTTCCGTACCTACAACGAGTCCGGACCCACTCTCACAATCGCTAAAGCCCCGTCAACGAGCAACTTCAGCAAAGACAAAGAAACCGAAAAACTAAAACGTTTTCGTCTTCAAAGTGCAGCGACCGGTTCGATAAAAGCATCAGGTATCGGTCCTGAATACGATTCACGTTCTCAAGGTAACCCAATGGCCGTTGGTGGTCTTGGTGATGTTACTTACAAAGAACACAAAGAGTTCGGTAGTTTCCGTAAGGTAATTAAAGAATATGCCGATGATGGCGACTCTGGTTTGGCTGGTGTCATGGGTAACGCAAGTAACAAAGAAAACATGGAAACACTAAATGATAAAAACAATAGTGCCCCAGCTGTTTCACTCTATAAGAAAAATAAAAAAGGAGCAAAATAATGTTTGCAAGTAGTAAAGTTTCCAAGTCTATGATTGATGCAGTCAACTCCGTGTTGGCTGAAAAACCAGTGGTTGAAGAAACCAAAGAAGTTCAAACTCTATCTGAAACCACACAGGTTGCAGAAGTTGCACCTCCTGGTTTTGAAGGTACAGTTAAGGCCATGAAGAAACATCCAGAGATTTCTAATCCATTTGCATTGGCATGGTCAATGAAGAACAAGGGTTATACATCCCACATCAAGGCTGAAGAAACTGAGTTGGAAGAAGCACTGAAAGGTGACCAACACAAAATCGACAAGAATAAGAACGGCAAGGTTGATGCTCACGATTTTAAATTGCTTCGTACAAAAATGAACAAAGAAGAAGTCGAAGCTGTAGAAGAAGGTTGGGATGACATGTTGAAGTCTGTTGCCGACAAGAAGAAACCACAACCTAACGGTGGTTCAGGTAAGAAACAGGGTTCTTCTTATGGTGGTTCTAAACAAAAAGACGAACCAGAAATGCAGAAAGAGGCTAAGACTCTATCTCCGGGTCAAGATGATGCACCATTTGGTAACACCACACCTGCAACCAGAGTTCAAGAGTTGGCACGTACTGCAATGAAAAGAGTTAATAAGGACTTGAAGGGTAAAAAATGAGCTCTAGAGCACAGATTTTAAAAGGTATCGTAAAAGGTACCAACATCACAGAAGGTGCGGAAGAAGGTCTACTTCACCGTTACCTAATGTCTCGTGGTATCGACCCACGATATGTAACGAAGGATGTACGTATCAGTCACTCCAAGTCAGGTCAATTCCTGAAGTGGAAGTCACAACACAACCAAGACAATGTACGTGATCCAATGAGTGAAGAAGTTGACAAGAAAGATACTGTCACTTTGGACATTCCATTGATTATCCGTGTACTTGAGTTGGCTCGTGAAGATTTGAAGTCTGACATGGACCTGCATAAAGTTGTGGAGAAACTCATCGAGATTCGCAACAAAGGCACTTTGACGATGGATGATTACGAATTCATTGCCAACATCAAAGAAGAAGTGATGGGTTCTGCACCTTTGGAACACATCAAAGAAGCATTGACACAATTGGTCAGTGAGGCCAAAGAAGCAAACTACGGTGGTGATTATCAACAATCTGTATTGGCACTCAAGGCCAAGGCAGAAAAGAAACCAGTTGATATGAAGTCTCTTGCTGCACGTATGCAGGCATCTTATGCAAAAGATAAGAAGGAAGTCAAGGAAGACATTTCTCGCCGTGGTATTCTAAAGGGTATCTTGGGTGGTGCCGCTGCAGGTGCCGCAGGTAAGGCATCTGCTATTGCTGGTGCGTTCCCAAGTCCGAGTACTAAGGCTAAATGGGCCAAGGATGCCGAGATTTCTAATGCTAACGAAGCAAAACGCCAAGCAGAAAAGAGAAAACAAGAGTTGGAAAAGAACACGAAAGAAGTTGACAAGGCTCAACGTGTAAATCACCACTCATTGGCAACCGAGGAAACCTTGGATGAAGTGAGTAAACAATCTACTCTCGGTAGAATTCTTCGTGGCCACGAATTGAAGAAAAAAGTAGACTCATCCTTCAAGAAAATTGGTGATGCTCAAAAGAACGGTGTCAGTGGTAGTAAAGCATTTAGAGACCACGAACGTTATGCCAACCTAGAACGTCCAGGTACTTGGACAAAGGTGAAAGAAGAAACTTTGGAAGAAGGTAATGGTTACGATGATAACCGCACTGGTTTTGCCAAGAAACCTCGTGAAGATGACGAAGGTTACGGTAAACCAAAGTTCAAGGCAAAGTCCACTATGGATCGTCCACACACCGTGCATATTGATGGTAAACCGTGGAAGAAGTTCTCCAATGGTCACCAAGCAAACGCAGCTGTGAACACTCTTACTGCAAAAGGTAAGAAGGCTGTTGCAATTGCACACTTCAAAGAAGAAACTCTGGATGAAGCTTGTGCTTGCAAGAAAGAAATGTCTAAATCAGCACGTATGATTAAGGCAATTTACAAACATCATAAAGTGGTCAAAGAAGATACCTATGACCACGAAAAAGATGATAAATCTATCGCAACTTATGGCAAAAAACCAAAAGTTACCGAGATGGACAAGGACGTTGACGCTGAGAAACAAAAAATCAAAGCGGCCGCAGTTTTGTCCGGTGGGTCAACATTGACAGGTGAACCAAGAGACACCGTTGAGATTGATCCAATTATGAGAGTCCGTCCTGGTCAACCTGACCCAGCAAAAAACGTAAAAAAGTAACCAGATAAATAGAGTTACAGTTTAGAATAATCTAAGGAGAAACTACATGTCCTCATGGGGAAATAACGATAACGCAGCTAACGCACCATACTGGGCGGTTAACTCAACGGTTGTCAATGGCACAAACGTAAAAGGTAATGCATCTGAACCAACAGCAGCTAACGTTGCATTGTTGTACGGTAACACAACCGTGGACGTTTACACAACTAACGCAACTATCGGCTTGTTCGGTGTTGATAATAACGAAGCCACTGTAACAAACAAAGGCGCACACACTGGTTGGGTTCTACGTACCGAAGGTACTGGTGGACGTGCTGGTCGTATCCAACAAGAAGTTTTGGTTGCTTTGAACACAATGACTGGTGATAACGAAGACGTTACATACAAAGACACAGTTATTGCAATTACTACACAACCTGCAAACAATACAGCAATCGCTGGTGTTGGTAACACAGTGGCATTCTCTGTTGTTGCATCTGGTACACCAACTGCTTCGTTGACATACTACTGGCAGTACAACACCGGTTCTGCATGGGCAAACACCTCTGGTTCTGCCTTGTTCACTGGTAACACAAGCACTACATTGACTGCAAACGCAACAACAGACACAGCAAATACATATTTGGTTCGTGTTATTGTTAATGCTCCAGGAACTGGCGCAGCAGCAGTTACATCTTCTAACGCAACAATTACGATTACTGCGTAATTAATGGACACGGTGGGGCAACTCACCGTGTTTTTTCATGTTTGATGATTTGAATGAAGACAATTTTATGATGTATGCAGTTAAGTGCTATACTTCACCGCATTGCATTATGTCCGAATTTGAGGGAGACATTAAACGAACGAAATACCTGAAAAGGTTGTTCCGCCGTTATAAGGTCACTAAGAACCTCAAAGAAAGACTTGTCCTCAATCATATCATCTTATTGAATAATGTTTTTGGACCAGACCACATGGCGAGAATATTATTCTATAAGATTGACGAACGTGACTATGATATCTTGAAAACATTTTTGGCTTACCTGAACTTGATGCCTGATTTCATTTACGGTATTAATGGTAAGACAATAGAATCGTCTACAATACCATTTGATGTAAATGTCGCAGAGATATTAGGAAACATATGAAATCATTTAAAGAATTCTTGGATGAATCTGCCGCATGGCAACGTAAAGAGGGTAAGAGTGACTCCGGTGGTCTAAACCAGAAGGGTGTCGATTCTTACAAACGAGAAAATCCAGGTTCCAAACTACAAACTGCGGTAACAACAAAACCTTCTAAGTTGAAGGCTGGTTCAAAAGCAGCAAATCGTAGAAAGTCATTTTGTGCTAGAATGTCTGGCATGAAGAAACGACTAACATCAGCAAAAACGGCAAACGATCCAGATTCAAGAATCAACAAATCTTTGCGTAAATGGAACTGTTAATATGAAAAATTTCAAGTCATTCCTCGAAGAACAAGGTCGTTGCTGGACTGGTTACAAACCTGTCAAAGGCAAGAAAGCATTTTCTCCCGATAGTTGCGAGAAGATTAAAGAAGAAGGTGAAGGTGCACCTGCTAACAACGTTGGTTCGGGTAACATTGCCGGTACTGGTGGTAAAGCTGGTGAACCTGGTGTTTCTAAAAAGAGAAATCCAATTCTAGTCACATTGGGTAGACGTAAACAGGTGTAACCATGTGGTTACTAAAATTTCTACCTAACTGGATATTCTACTGCATCTTCTTTGCAGGTATACTAGGTTTAGGTGCGACCTATGTACTGAAATTCATTCCGTTTGTCTTCGTGTATAGACAAACTATTCAACTCGTCTCCGTTGGTGCCATCATCATTGGCACGTTCATGTCTGGTGCAATCTATGACAACAATGCATGGGAAGAACGAGTAAGAGAGATGCAAGAGAGAGTTGCCATTGCAGAGCAACAATCTAAAGAAGCCAACGAGGCAATTGATGCCAAGGTTGAAGAAGAAACTGCAAAAATCAAAGAAAAACAAGTCGTCATCAAAGAATACATCCGAACCGAAATCGTTAAACACGATTCATCTTGTGTAATTCCAAAAGAGTTTGTTGATGTACTTAATAAGGCAGCCACAAAATGATGAACGGCACCGAATTACATAAAGTGTATCAGGCTTGGCAGCAAGGTAACGAACACTATGTACGTGATTGGTTATACTTTGCACAGTGGGCTGCAGGTTTGAACAATACGACCACAGATGTCATGTTGAATGTGTTGCAAAAATATCACTGGTTTAAAAAACAATGAAAACACTAATTTTATGCTGTGTAACCACACTATTACTTGGTTGTTCTACGACAGTTCCAGTAACTGCTAATTTTCCTGACGCACCTGCTTCCATGGGTAAATGTGCCGAACTGGCACAACTAAATACCGATGCGAAGTTAAGTGACGTTGCTCTGACGGTCTCCACTAACTATTCGATATATTATGAATGTTCTGTGAAAAATGATGCATGGATTGAATGG